GCAGGGGCATTACTAGCACAGGGTGCTGCTGTAGTGTGGGCAGTGTCCAGTATGGTATCAGACATACAGTATAACAGGGCTGAGATAGCTGATATAGAAAACAGCACAGCAAGACTAGCTGATGATGTACATGAGAATGACGTAATGATTGCACGTATTGATGCAAATGTAGAAGCAATCAAAGAAGCACTAAATGTGGTTACAACTGATCACGCAAAGAGATAATTAAATGATAGACCCCGTTACAGCTTTTGCTGCAGCTAATGCAGCCTTCAAAGGGGTTAAGATGCTAGTAGGTGCTGGTAGAGAGATACAAGATGTATCACAGCAACTAGGAGCATGGTACGGTGCGGTAGCTGATATTACTAGGGCTGAGTCCCAACGTAAGAACCCTACGTGGTTAGACAAGCAGACACACGGTACTGACAACATAGAACAAGAAGCAATGGACATTATTGTTCGTAAGAAGACATTGCTTGAGAAAGAAAAAGAAATAAAGTTTATGTTAGACTACAGGTTTGGTCTTGGCACATACGATGAAATGTTAGGTATGCGTAGAAAAATACGTAAAGAACGAGAAGAGACTGTGTATAAAGCTATGGAAGCTAAAAGACAAATACAGAATAACTTAGCTATATGTACTCTATCGTTTCTAATCATTGGTGTATTAGGTGGGGGCATATATTTAATATCACTAGGAATTAGTTAATGATTAATCTTGTTGTGTTACCCCTTGTGTTAGCAGGGCTGTTAAGTAACCCTGAGTTTGTACAGTGTCACTTAGCAAAAAGAGTTAAGATACAGGGAGAAATGGTTTGCATCTACCGTGGACCTAATGGTACAATAGGCTACCACTACCCTATGTTTAAGTTTAGTGAATGCCCTAAGACATACATGTGCAGGTACACACCTAACGCTAAGAAAAAAGTAAGTGTACAAGATATACTAGATGGCCTAAAAGATGGCTTTGAATAAGAGAGAGACTTAAGATGGTAGTAATGGCATATGATGACGTAACTAAAGCCTACCCTGTAGGAGGTCCGTATCCTGTGGGCCTTACAGCAGATCAAGTTCAAAAACTTAATGCTAGGGATGCTGCAGCTACACAACAATTTACTCCTTCTAATTCTCCTATAATGCGTCCACCTGAAACAACAACAATGCCACCTTTTTCATCTAACCCCGTAGGCGGTTCCAATATGACACCAATGCAAGACAAGCTAGACAAACTCAACCAAGAGCTTGCTGATCTGTACGCTATGGATCAGACTGATCCTGATACAATTAAAGCTATTGCTGATAAGACTAAAGAGCAACAGCAAGCTTCCGCTAATGCACTGACTGAAGGTCAACAGAACCTTACATCCACTGCAGTTAAAACACCTGAAAAACTAGCACAGCCAACAACTGTAGCTACAATAGACCCTAATACTGTAGGTTCTACTATTGATCCTACTACAGGTGATGCAGGTGCAGCTAGTACAGCTACTGCTGCCTCTCCCAGTGTTACACAACAAGCTGCAACTCCTTCTGGCCTTACCCCTGCTACCATGCAAGCTACTGGTACTCAAGCTGCTTCAGAGGCAGCACTGCAGGGTGCAACTGGCGCACAAGGCACTGTGTCAACTACAGTTGACGCCGCCACTCAAGACCCTGCAACTTTGGGAGGTAGAAAGCTTGACGTAGCTCAAATTACAGACCCAACTAAAGTTGTAGTTCCTCCTGCACGTACTTTACAAGAAGGTGAGCTTGTAGGTGGCTCTGCTGTAGACATGGCAGCAGTAAAGGAAGCCACAGAGATACAAGCTGCTCAAGCTGACCCTTCAAAATCTGCAAGTGTAAAAGGTCAACTAGATGACTTAATGGATGACTTTGAGGACGGTGCTACCCCTGCATGGGCTGCAGGAGCCATGAGAGCCGCTACAGCAGCTATGGCTGCACGTGGTCTAGGCTCTAGCAGTATGGCAGGACAAGCTATCGTACAGGCGGCTATGGAGTCAGCCTTACCTATTGCACAACAAGATGCACAGATTGTAGCTCAATTTGAAGCGCAGAATTTAAGTAACCGTCAGCAGGTTGCTATGTTTGCTGCACAACAACGGGCTGACTTCCTTAAGATAGACTTTAATCAAGCCTTCCAATCGCGTGTTACTAATGCCGCTAAAATTAGTGATATAGCAAACACAAACTTTACTGCAGACCAACAGGTTGCATTAGAGAATGCTAAGATGGCTCAGACTGCCAATCTAACAAACCTTAGTGCTAAGAATGCTAAGATTATGGCTGATGCTGCAGCTATATCTAACATGGAGTTGACTAACCTAAGTAATCAACAGCAAGCCTCTGTAGAGAACGCTAAGAACTTTCTCCAGATGGATTTAACTAATTTATCTAATGATCAGCAAACTGAGTTATTTAAAGTACAAGCACTACAGCAATCTATTTTAACTGATGCTGCAGCAGATAATGCAGCTAAACAGTTTAACGCCTCTAGCGTAAATCAAACACAAGAGTTTATGGCTACGTTGGCATCACAAGTATCACAGTTTAATACCTCTCAAGCTAACGCTATGGAGCAATTTGCTGTATCTGAAACAAATGCAATACGGAAGTTTAATGAAGAACAGCGCAACGCTAGGCAACAGTTTAATACACAGAATGGTTTAATCATAGCCCAAGCTAATGCACAGTGGAGACAAAATACATCTACTGCTAATACTGCTGCACAAAATGAAGCTAACATGCAAGATGCTAAAGCAGCTAATGCTTTTACTGCTAGTACTTTAGATCAAGTATGGCAACGTGAGCGTGATCTTATGTCTTACGCTTGGAAAACAAGTGAGACTTCGTTAGACAGAATTAACGATGTAATTATTGCTAACATTAGTGCCACTGCATCAGAAAAGAACGCACAGACTACTGCAAGTGCATCAGATCGTAGGGGTGAGGCTGAAATGTGGGGAACTATTGGTTCCGCTATATTGACAGGTTTAGAGTTTTAAAAGAGGGTAACATGAGTAGTTTTATAGATAGAGCCAGATTAGAGACTTTTGCAGACAGTATAAAAGCATCTGTAGTGCCTGAAAAAAGTGAAGATATCACTGAGGGTATTAAAGACGTTTACTCTAAGTCAAGCTCTAAAGGTTTAATGTCTCCTAGTATAGAAGACTTAACTGCTGATGCAGATGAGATTATGAGTCAGACTGATGCAGATATGTCTGGTAGTGAAGATACATCTTATGCAAGCACTATGTCTACATATGATGACCTTTATAAAAAACAAAAGACTAAAACTAAAAAAGTTAGCACCAGTAACTTTGGTAAAAAAATGATGGCTAGGTACATAAGTGAGTTAAACTTAAAGCCATTTCAAGCTGCAGCTTTGGCGGGTAATGCCGACTATGAAACGGGCGGTTTCAAGTTTATGGATGAATTAAAGCCAACAGTCAGGGGTTCTAAAGGAGGAACTAACGTCTTTCAATTTACAGGTTTGCAGCCCGGTTACAGAAGGTATAACTTTGAAAAGTATGTAGAAGAAAACAACTTAGACCCTAAAGATTACGATGCAGGAGTAGACTTTTCTATTTTTGAATTAACTAAAGGTGATCAAAAATCTGCTCTTAAAAAGCTGCGTGAAACAGAGACACCAGAGGAAGCTAATAGAGTAATTGTAAATAGCTACTTAAAGCCTGACAAAAAGAAAACTAATATGCCTACTAGAGAAGCATTAACATTAGAGTACACCAATAATTATAAAAAGGATACCGTACAAGATGGTCTCTAAAATAAGTGGCCCTATTCCCGGCCAATCTCTCACTGACACACCTAAGAACTACCCTTGGGAAAGACCTCCTGAGACTGCTGTGCCAGAAGAAGCTATTAAAATTCACCTAGATCATATGGCTAAACCTGCTTTTATGGATAGCACTATATTTTTACTAGAGATGGGTTTGCCTGTAGAAGTATTAACTAATACTACTATAACTTTAGCTGTAGCTGAAGGCTTGCACAGCATTGATGTAGGTTTAATTATTGCTCCTGTAATACACAAAGAGATAGTTAGCATAGCTGATATGGCAGGTATTGAATATGAAGAGTTCTTCTCTGAGGAAGCAGAAGAAGAAGAAGTAGCTAAAGCACGTGTTAAAGCTAAGGTTATGCGTAAGCTTAAAAACATTAAAGATAAAGGCACTAAGGCTGAAGTGTCAGAAACTATAAAAGCTTTATCTAGTGAACAAACAGAAGAGTTTGAAGAGATGAGAGAAGAGCAAGAACCTATGGATAGTCCACAGCCACCACCCCAAGAGCCACAAGGCGGTATGGGATTAATGAGTAGAGGGGCGTAAAGATGGCTATAAACTTAAGTAGAATAGCAAAAGGCGTAGTGTTGCCCTTAGCTGCTGGTGCAGCCAAAGGGTACATGGCTAAACGTGATCTCTTAGAAAAAGAATTTAGAGAAAACAAACGTAGACAAGAAGAGTGGATGGCTACGTATGGACGTAAAGCCATAGCTGACAATCAAGCAAAAGAAGATACTATTGAAAGTGCAGCGCAAAGAATAAAAGGGGCAGGTTTACCTGATTCAGACGTAATACAGTTACTTGAAATACATGGGCCTGAGAGTGTGTTAGAACTTTCTAAACTTGTGCAAGAATATCAAGCTAAAAATAGAGAACCTTTAACTGAAGAGTTAATGACACAAGCTTTTGAAGGCATAGAAGATTATGATGCAGAGGGTAAAACTATTGAACAAGCTGTACAAGATGCTTTTGAAGTAGTTAAAATGCGTGATACTTCTGATCCTGTTGATACAGAGGAAATGGGCTTTTTAGAAAGACTAAGTTATAACTTAAGCGGTGACAGAGAAAGCGAAAAGTTAAGAAGGTTCTTAGATCAAGACTATGAAGGTGGTTTATCTATTAATGAAACTAGAGAGTTAGCTTACAGAGGTATGCCTAGAGGCACAGGAGATTTAGCTGCTTTTGACACAAGTGTATTTCAGACAGGCTATTCTAGTGAAAGTAAAGAAAACACTAAGATGTTAAAAAGTTACATACAAACTCGTACTTTAAATTTGTTAAGCGGTTTAGAGGATGGTACAGGTACTTCTTACAGTGATATAATTAAATTTTCTGATGAAGGCATAGGTGATCCTCTGCGACCCAGTGAAATTATGGATAACATCCTTCTAAAGAAAGATACAGATGACACTGTTAGAAATGCTTTTGAGCAAGCTATAAGAGAATCCTATGATAATCGTGCTGAATTGTGGAGAAACAATAATTTAGCTGAAATGTTCTTTGGTGGACCAGATTATTTAGCATCACTTAGGATGACTGTAGAGCAACAAATGGATGCTTTAATTGAAAACGAGGAAATGACTCAAGAAGAAAAAAATAACATACAAGAGTTTGATACTAGAGAAGATCACGCTAATTCAGGACAAAGATACGGAATAGTAGATGGAGTGCTTGTATTTAGACAACCTGAAGGTAGTGGCGGCAACGAAGGCGGCAACGAAGGCGGCAACGAAGGCGGCAACGAAGGTGGCAACGAAGGTGGCAACGAAGGTGGCAACGA